GCCAACATGCGGATCTTTTACATAGCCACCAGGATACGACTCTTTGTGTTTACGTGCAGAAGGTGGTACAGCAATCTTTCGCTCATTCAAATATCGATAAATGATAGAGTCCCAGATAGAAGTAGTGCCAAACGTCTCCATGTAGTTTACACCACCCTTGTACGCTACGATCAGTGCCAAGTCCATAAGACCTGTTTGCTTATCGATCTGATCTACAACCTGAACATCTCGTATGTTGTAGTCAATGAACTTTTGGTGATTGTGCTTGTATAAAGTGTGAAGGCTACCATACTCTGCATATGAAAGCTTCTTCTTACCCAACACGACCGAAGCAATGTGATCTAGTGTGTAAGATGCCTGTGAGCCATAAGAGTAGCCAAACTTAGTGAATAGATCATAGTAATCCATTTGCTGGACACCATACATCTCGTATGCATCTAAGTTCTTACCCTTGACGTTAATCTGACGGTGCTTCACAACACCAAATGGTGAGAACTTCTTGACTACATCATTACCTAGAATCTTCGTTGTTCGATTGATCATATAAGGTATGTCAAAGAAACGTAAGTTCCAACCAGTGATAATATCAGGACAGTTGTGTGACCAGAATGTTAAGAATTTCAACATAAGGTCATCTTCGCTAGTGCAATGGCGATACTGGATCATAGCGCCATCTAGTTCTAGTTCAGACTTAGAAGCATCATACTCACCAAGACCCCACACATGAAATACATTATGTAGACTGCTCTTATAGGCAATAGATATGATTGGATAGTTAGCTACATCTGGCTCTGGGAAACCCTCATCAGACATAACCTCGATATCGATGTTGCCAACTTCGATCTTCTTTAGACTGTATGGTACGATACCGGGAAACTTCTCAGCGATAAACTGTGCAACGAAGTTGTTGTTGCCGTGTATTTTGAAATTATCAATACCTTCATACTTTTTAACAAACTCAGTCGCTTCGCTCATAGAGTCGATCTCTATAGGCTCAACATTAGTGCCGTCAAATGCTTTCCAACCACTGGTGGCTGGCTTGTTAGATTGTAGATACATAGTAGGCTTGAAGGGGATCTTAGTCTGAAACCGTTCACCATTATCATCATAACCACGATATAGAATCTTGTTGCCGTAGCGATTAACACAAGTGTAAAAACTCAATTTATTACCTCATTTTGTATGTTATAGTTTACATTGTACAGTATAAGAAACAAAAAGTCAAGTAAATTAGTCAGTACGTTCACCCGTCCCATAATCTACAACTACTGGAAAACGTGGTACACCATCAGGCGTTAAGCCAAAGTATCTCAGTGTTGCCCACGTAGGAGATTTTTGTGATTCCCAGAGTGCTTTAAGAACGTCTTGTTTGCCTCTAACACCAGAACCACACGTCTCACCGTTTGGCATACGTAGGATAAAACGCTTCGTATGTCCATGCCAGTTACCCTGTCCTTGCTCCATAGAAACGACTTCGTATTCTTCAGTGATGAACTCTTTACGCTTCAGTAATCCATTACTGCGTTTGTTCTCATACACGATGTCGTTACGCACCATCTGACCTTCATAACCATCAGTCATGTATTGTCCATACATGGCATCAAGCGATTCTTGATCTGGGCAGTAAGTAGTGGGAACTAGTTGAGTGCATCCCTCTGATTTGATAATTGCCTCTAGTACATGAGTACGTTGTGCGAAAAGAAGATTGGGAGTAACACTGCTAAACATATCGTACACATGATATTCTACCATCTTCTCTGCTTCAAGAATATCTTCAGGCGTAGACTTACTTTTACGAACAAGGCTAGTGATCTTATTGAAGTCCTCTTTCAAGTCATGGTTGTACAACTCTCCGTCTAGAACGATATCAGGACTATTCTCTACGATAGACCTAACTGATTCCCAGATGTGTGGACAGCTATTGATTGGTTTGCCTTGACGTGTCCATAGACCATTCTTATCAGCAAGACAGCGAATACCGTCTAACTTAGGCTGACTGAATCCCTCAGATTGATGACGCTTTGTGTAGTCGCCAGCAAGCATGGGCTTGAATCGTTCGTAGGAATCTACGTCTTCTATTTTTGGGAAGTACTCTTTCTCTGCCTTCTTGTCCCAATTCGCTTGGGCTTCTGATTCGGCTTGAGTACGTGATGTCGTGCCATTGATTTTGCCGACATTCTTAGGTTCGCTGATTTTCCATCCAGAGGTAACTAACTTACCTTCTTGCAATCCAGCTATTGATCTAGTTCCAAACAGGTCTTCAGTATTGGTAGGAAAACCATATTCAACTAGCCCGACTTCTATAGTCAGTACTCGTATCTTACCTTTACTATCACGTTTGTAGAGGGTGGGTAGGCTTTGTACAGTTTGCATAATATAGTCTCTCACAATTAATCATTTGATGTATACATTATAGCACGGTTTAGTGCCATTGTCAAGTCTTAAAACTGAAAAACGGTGGTCTAGATTAGTCCACCGCTGGTGTCATGGATCTTATGCTAGTGTTGATAGACAACTAGCTATTACAAAGGTGGACATTGCTAACAATGATAATTGAGATATCATGTCGCAGAATTCACCATCGCAACTCTTAATGAAAGAGATTGCCTTTTTCATAAGCTTTATTTGCTCCTTTACAAATATGTAATTAAAGAGTGAGATGTAAACTTTTGATCCACATCCCACCCTAATGTCACTACTATTCTTGAAGTAGTTCTTTTTTCCCAACATCAAGCTTCTGACCAATCTTAATCTTCTTGGGCTTCTGCTCCTCTGGGATGACGTTTTCTAACAAGATACGAAGCATGCCATTCTCAAGTCCTGCATCTTTCACAATTACCGTTTCAGCAAGTGTGAATGTTCTCGTGAAAGCACGAGCGGCAATACCTTTGTGAATGTACTCTTTATCTTCAGAGTCCTCAACCTTACCTTCGACTGTTAGGATACCTTCTTTGACTTGAATGTCAAGAGATTCCTCAGTGAATCCAGCAACTGCCATTTCAACGATATACGTTGTATCACTTTCTCTCGTGATATTATATGGCGGATAGTTACTAGCACCTCTATCGTAGGGTGTTTGATTCATCGCTTGGATGCGTTCAAAGATTCTATCGAATCCTACGGTTGTGAATGGATCGTACTGTGTTTGCATATAAGTCATTATTGACCTCCTGTTAAGCAAGGGTTATTGTTATGTGTCCCCGAAGGCAACACACAAGTATTTATACATGATTTATGCTGATGTTGATGAAAAACTTCATGATATTTCGTAATGACTAGCATTACAGGAAAGCATGGTTATAGGTATTTGATTCCTAACCAATTAGCAACTTTAGTTTTTAGCCAAGATTTGTTTTCCATTCTAAGACTGATTCCTGTATCGTCTATCCTTGCCGCCTCACCACCGTCTGAATTACTCACGGTAAGATATGCATGTTGTTTTCCAGTCAGGAGATAACTACTATCAATTGTTGTTAACAAATCGGTTTGTACATATGACCGTTGTTGCACTGGAAAGTCAAATGATAGTTGCTCTGGATCTATATCATAGAATCTAAAAGATTGTTGTTGCATAACTAAACTCCCGTTGAACCAAATCCGCCTTTACGATCTGTCTTAGACTTTGGCTCTGCTTCAACTACAGTGAACACCATCTGTGGTTTAGTCACTACAACTTCACCTTGAGCAATACGCATGCCGTCAAGAATTGGGAATGGATCGCTAGATATGTTGTGTAGCATAACGAATGTTTGGTCAACATAGTCTGCATCAATAATACCTTCACAGTTTGCTACCGTAATGCCATTCTTCCAAGCTAAACCTGAACGTGGGTGAATTCTTAGAGACTGTGTTTCATCTAAGTCGAATACTAAACCAGTTGGTACTAGACATCGTTCACCACTATAGATAGTGATGCCTCGTGTTCCGTTTAAGAGTTCATGCGTGGGACGTTTAGTTTTGGTGTTGTTGTTAGAATATACTGCGATGGTATCTGTGTCACGAATAGATGCTGACAAGTCAAAGCATGCCGCCCATTCGCTACCATAGACGGGTAAGTGTGCTTCTGGAAAGAGTCTATAAATCTTTAGTTCGTCTTGGTCTGCTATAGACAATGCGACACCCATCTGATGCCCTATATCCCAAGTCATATTATTGGAAACTAAAGTTTGTGTGTAGTTAGCGTTCCACATATTGGTTACGTCTTCGGTACTCATGATCAAAATCCTTGTGCTAAATTATATAAGTGTTATCGCTTCTTGCCTATGCTATACTTAGCTATAAGCTCCCATTGGTCTTTCTCTTTGAAAGGAAGAATCTTAATCTGCGATAGCGGAGCGACTGGCTCTACGATCTTAGAAGCGTCAACTGATTTGACTAATTCCCATTCCTCTAACAAGGTAACAATCATGTTTCTACGTGCCCGATCTTCTTCAGAGAAGTCGTTAGTTTTACCATCTAACATGAATAGTTCTTTGAAATGTACAATGTAGTACTTACCCTGCTTATGCAAGATATGACATGATTGAAACAATTTCTGTTCTTTTTTTGATGCAATGCCGATACGTGTTAAGGTCTCTTTTACCTTAAGGAAACTCTCTTCATTAGGCAAAGTCACTTCAACTAGTTTATCTATTAAGTTCATCTTTTAATTCCACCTGTGTCTTGTTGTTGTTTCATAATGCCCAACTGCTCACTAGACAACAAAGATAGATATTCTTGACCGATAATTCTATTACATTTATAATAGTTACACACCAATTCAAGTTCCTCATTACTAGCATTCTTAACCCATTTGCTGAATCTCTTCTTGGGTCTAATGCTATTTATAAGACACTCGTACTGGGGTCGCTTATCCAGATGGTGACACTGATTCATTAGATTTGCGTGAAGTATGGTGTCGGGAAAGTAAGACAAAGCTTTGTTAACAAGCCATGGCTCGTAGCCCTTCTCAGCGAGTACATCATTCTCACTATCACGCATCATGTTCTTCTTGGTAAAATTTATACTGTTTACATATTCAAACGGAGAACTCATCGTTATGCTCCTTGTCAATAGTATCTTGGTTGACACTATCACTACATTCTTTACACAGATACGCAACACCTTCACCGTCACGGTATTTGTAACGAACTTCAGCGGGATTCTTACCAACTGAAGATTCACACATTAAGCATATCTTATCCGCAGTCTTACTGAAAGGATTAAGTTTCATTACCTACCCCGCACATTAAGCAAAGGCTTGAGTATACGGATCATAGATTGCTCAACATCATATCTCTTGACATTAACCTGTTCTTTTAGATAATAGACCTCTACAGTCATGTCCGAGAAGTCTTCACCCCACATCTCACGGTATTTTCTACCAGCAGAATGCTTCTCTTTACTCGTAGATAATCTACGAACTTCTTTCACAAATCTACCGAGTCTGTTACCCATGCTCTTTCCAGATTGACCTGCATACAAACAATGATGATCTTTGAATATGGCATATACACCAGACTTTTCATGTACCGAATCAGACTCCTTCTCTAGTAATCCTTTATCGCTAATGAGTCTAAAACCCATCTTTGTCGAATCTTCGATCTTAATGGTATACCGAGTGTCATAATGTTCCAACAGAGAATGAGCTATGTCATCCGCTGTCAAGATGTACTCTCCTGCAAGATTGATCATTTCCAATCCACTTCAGCCATAAGAGTGGCAAGAGCCGCAACTCGATTGATTTCAGTGTTTGCAACAAATGCTTCTTTGTACTGATACTCAGATAGGATTATGATGGCGTCTGCTACGCTTTGAGTAGAGTTTACCTTAGATGGTAATACATCATATAGTTGGCGATACAGAACAGCAGAGTCTACGTCAATGTTCTCAGCAACCCACTTACGTGTGGCAGTGAAATCTTTGCTCTTCATCAGATCGATGAGACCACTGATACTATCACCAGATTTGTTGGCTAGGATGCCAGCATTAATATTACCAGTAGTAGCATAACGCTGTAATTCATTAAGCACTCTGCGCCAATCAGGGAAATATAATTGCACAAGTTCAGCCACAGATTTTTGATCATAAGTAACACCTTCATC